ACTGGAATTACTGCCTCATGCAACGCAATATTAGATAAATTTGTTAATAGATTATATTCATCTTGCGCTCTGTGGTAATTGATAAAATGAGCGATTGTTGCTGGACTGCTGCCATCAGTTACTACGACTGAAATTGACCAAGTTTTACCTTCCCATGAGACTGGGCTTGCACCATGATTTGTTATGCTTATGCCTGTTGCCGTTGGTGTTGAAGTAGGCAATCCGTTAGCTTCTTGCACGATTGGCAAGACTTGCTCTGTTTCCACAATGTCTAAAGGTATTTGTTGCGGAATAGAACCTGCTTTTGTGATTCTAACTGTTTGAGTTTGATTTGCTTGATAATATTCGCTATAAGTCGTAATCGTATCAACCCCTTTTGCTATTGACATCATCAAACCATCACTGTTATTGAACAAAGCCACTAAAGTATCACTTTCAGCATTACTAACAATAACTTTTGGCTCGGATAAGGGATAAGGATTTGCCGCAATAATTGCCGGGGTTGTAGTTCCCTCAAGTGTACCTTTCCAAGCACTCCCACTGTTGTTAGTTGTTCCAACTATCTTGAGTCGCAATCTACAACCTGCTGGATTCGGAGTTTCACCGCTTAGATTTGCGCCTGTCAAAGACTTCCAAGCACTCCAACCGCTTCTATTGTCAATCTGATAATAACGAGCATAATAATCTGCCGAGCGATACGTCCCGTCAAATAAATCATTGATAACAGTCCAATCAGATTCGTTAAAAGTATTAAATGCGTTTATTCCTTTAACGTAATAATTCCACGTGTAAATAATTTCCTTGTTTTGTATCTGGGATAAATAGATATTGGTAAACGCTGGGAATATTTCACCTTCATTCCCAACGGTAACCTCAACCATGTCTTTTAATTTATCAACTTCATCACGCAAATATGGCGCAACAAAATTGACACCAATCGCTATGCTTGTGTCTGAATTATAAACAGCATCATAGAAATAAGGGCCTGTTGCACCACCTACCTGTTGCTTTGGATTGAATTTCATGCGTCTCTGATTGCCGTTTACAGTAATGAAACCTGTTGTACCAGAACCGTTATCGCACTCGGTGATATTCACATTAAACAATCTTATTCCTGAAATGGCTGGATTTTCGTGGAAGACTTTATATACTGAACTATCGTACCACCCTGAAACTATAGCTAGAGATTGTTTAATGGCAGTTGCGCCAGTGTTTGCGTCATAGGGATTTGCAGCCGTCCCAATGTTTCTAACGTGTAACCGATAACAGTTAGTGACATTCAAAAGCGCATACGCTGAACTGTTTGTTCCATAGTCGCCACTTAATTTTGAAACTCCATTAATAACAATGTCGTTTGAATCGAGAAAAGTTAATGCTGTGCTCTTTGAGTAATTAACTGCCGTTGTTCTTGCGCAAAAAGATACGTTGTTAAAAGTAAAATTATTCACCCCTGCGGCACTTACGATTGTGCCGCCACTGCCAGCACAAACCATTGTTGAGTTTGATATACTGCCGCCACTCACCCCGATTAGCTCTACTGCTAAAGAATCACCGCTAGTAGCCGCATGCATAAAACTATTCGAAATTGTGACTGTTTTTGTGTTTGTCGCTTTGACGACCGCCTTGGTTACTGTAGGCAATGTGTAGCAATTTTCTATCGTTAACGTGTCGCACCCATTAACTTTTGCCAAAAACTTATCAGTTGCACAATTTGATATTGTTACTGTCTTCGCTGTAGGGTCTATTGGCAGAGTACCACTTGCAGAACCCAACCAGTGCTGTAAGGCGCAATCGGTTGCAGTCGCCACCATGAAGTATTGTGAGGAAGCGTCATACGTCCAAAAACTACCATAGCAAACACTTTTTTTAATTGTAACTTTCGGGAGTCCAACAAAACGGCAAGGATATGATGGGCTCACGGCATATAAACTGCCCTGATATACGTTTGGAACTCGTATCTTTGCGCCATTGGGGGGTGCTTTTGTAAAAGTCATTGCACCAGTTGCTGTGCTTGTGTAGCCACGAATTGCGTTCGGATATGCAGCATATAATGTATTGTAGTTGCACCACCATTCGTATACACCGCTTCCTGCGCTTGTTTCAATTTGAATCGCAGAACATATTGTTGGTAGATAAAATTGAATCGTTTGCGTTGTTGTTCCATCACTCGTACCTAGCTCGAACCAATCGCCATCAACTTCAAGCTCGCCAAAGTCTGTATAACCATCATTTCTTGCATAGTTTAAGTCGGTTGTTGTATTTCTTATCCAGCCACGTTGACCACCTGTTGCGCTGTTGACTGTTACTGTTGCTGAGTTGTTTGTAAACGTGAGTACATCATCATCTGCAATAGTACCTGTTTTTTCTCGCAATTTGACATAGCCGCTAGTAGGCAACGCTGTACCTGCTGTCAAAGGTGCTTCATCACCCAGTGCCGCCCATATCCCCAAAAACTCTCCAACGCCAACTGAACTTACTTCTACATCTGTTGTGCCGTATGTTGATAACGCTGGAACATTGCCGCTTGAAGCGTCAAAAGGAATCCACCATACCTTTTTGCCATCCACGTAATATTTGCACCCCTGTTGAATAGTTACTTTTCTCGGTGCAGCAGCTTGTTGTGAATACTTGTGGTCGCTGTCAATAGTGAGCGTTGCGTTATTTGTAATTGTGACATCCTCGTTATTGTTTAACGCTAAATTTGACGGGTCGTCCATATTCGATGAAGTGCTAACGGTTATATTTGCCATTTACAAATTCACCACCAATATTGAATTACCATAACTAGCAAAGCTAGTCCCTGTTTGATTTTCAACCTGAAAAGATGAAACAAAACTTGCTGGAATATTGTTTAATTCAACACGTTTATTACTTGTTGTTGTTGATATTGAAACTGAATAACTATTAGTCCCATCATTAAAAACTATTGCTGGACTAGGTGCAGAAGGAGTAAAGCTGTTTAATATTACAATTATTCTTACATAGTCAGATGAACCTGTGTTAGCAATAGTGTAATTCGTTGTAGCGTTACCTGAACTTAAACTGTCTAGCTGAGTGCCATCTAAAAGAAATGCCTCAAAACTTTCAAAACTTCTAATCAAATCTAATGTGTTATTAACTCTTGATGTAACACTTGCACCTAAGTTAGTAGTTGCTAATAAACTACTGGCTGCACTATTTGATAAGATAGCTAAATTCTGTGAGTCAATAGCTAAATCAACATCAGATCCAACACTACCATCTGGTGGTGTTATTGGTGTTGTAATTGGTGCTGGTGTACCTGTCATTAGCTGTATGCTACTCCTGTTAAATTATCTCCTGTGTAACTTAATGTCTTAGTTAATTTTATATTATTAGGTGTGTCTCCGCTTAATACAATACTTGTTAAATTATTTCCTGTGTAATTAAATGTTTTTGTTATCGACCTGCTACCTGGCAAACTATAAACAATACTTGTAAGATTACTATTCACATCATAGTTCAATGTTGCGTTTGCCGCTTTTAAATTCTTGTTTACTTTTTCAAAACTTTGATTGTGAAAGATACTTTTGCTTTTCCAATTAGCACCATCACATATAACTGCAATATTTTCGTATTCTTTCTCTAAAACATAACTAGAAACACCATTTAATGTTTGCGTCCCATCTGGAACAATAGTAATCACATTACTAGAACTGTCTACCTTAATGAATAACAATTCTAATCCTCTAATAGTGCTAGTAGCAGTAGGTAGATAAAAATTAAAATTTCCATTTGTTGCGTCTCCAAATAAAATTCCATCACCAGTAGTTGCTGTGTAGTTAGCAGTCTTAGGAATATTGTTTACAATATCTTTTCTGATGTTGCCTAAAGTAATCTTTCTACTAACAGGACTGCCTGTAGGGTCATTTACAATTACAAAAATGTCATCATTAGTAGGGTCGCTTAATGCTGTTAATTGTGTAATTTTTAAATCAGGCACAACTCCCCCCTTAGTCTAACAAATATTTGAAACCATCTTCTTGTAACAAATAAAACCCATCTTCCTGTAACAATGCTGCACCTGGTTCTGGGCCTAATAACCTCTGTATAAACAGAAAAAATCCATTAAACAGAAAGCCGTTTACAATCACAATGCGTAAACCTCGACTTTCGCTTTCCAATTAAAGTTCATGTCGATTCCAATAACGAATAAATCGTAACAGTCGTCAGATAATTCAACACCAAAACTAAGTTCGGAATGAGTTTTTTCCTCTGGGATTAGCGTCTTGATGTTGATACTTTGTTTGCTTGGGTTTATAGTAAATAATCTTTCGCCTACAAACCAAGCATTAGCTTCACTGGCTTTACCAAAAACTAATACTTTAACTGCATATAAAATTTTGTTTGAATATTTTTCTGAAAAAATAACTTGTTTACCACTGTTAGTAGTGTCAACGCTGATATCTTGTACTTTTATCCATTGTGATAACGGTGCGTCTTTACCTGGGTCGCCTTTTTCACCACGATCACCCTTTTCACCTTTCGGGCCTTGATCGCCTTGATCTCCCCTCTCACCTTTCTCACCTGGACTACCTTGCTCACCACAATCACCCTTTGGCCCCTGTAGCCCTTGCGCTCCTGGATCACCTTTTTCACCTTTCGGGCCTTGAGCCCCAACATCTCCTGGGTCGCCAGGTTCACCCTTTTCCCCTTGAGGGCCAGAGTTCCCTTTTTCTCCTTGACTACCAGTCTCACCCTTATCACCTTGATCTCCTTTAGGGCCTGGTTCGCCTTGTTTTCCTTGAGGGCCTTGCTCACCTTCTTTGCCTTTAACATTAACTACTGTAAACTCAGTGTTATCATCATAGACTAGAATTAAATCTGAACCGTCTTGTTTAATTTCTTTAATACCACGACCAGGTACGCCTCTATTACCCTGCTCACCTTTTAAAGCTTTGATTAAGTCTTCGTATGTATCTATCTTTAATTTTTTTGCACCACCAAACATAATTTACTCCAATATTGTTGCGTATAAGTTACCTGCTCCGATAACTGCTATTTTATAATTTCCTGGAACTCTAATTTGTTCCCCTGTTGATTGAGGTAAATAAACGTCATTTGCAGTAGCAGTCGGATTTTCAGCTACTTTGTAATGCACATCTGCGTCAGCTACTATTCTTAGTATTACTGCTTTATTAGCATCAAAAACTGTTGATTGAACACTAGAACCTGAACTGGTAATTTTTTGAGTTGCACCTGTTGGAGCAAATGTATTACTAACTGGTGTATTGTTTGCGTCAAAAGATTGAATTGCGTTTGTTGAGGCTAGTGTCATGTCTACATTTTATCCTATTTTTTCTTTTTAGGTTTAAACTTACCCTTTTTCTCTTTCATATCATTATAAACATTAGGATCAACTGTTGAGTTTTTCTTACTACGACTTGTTCCTGCTTTCTTTCTTTTGTTCATGTTGTGATATAAGCCTTTACTCATCTTTTGCCTGCCTTTTTATTTCTAGGAAATGATCTATTACTAGACTTTGATTGCACTCTTAAATTAGATGGCTTATTATCTCTAGGATTGCCGTTCTTATGGTCAATATCTTTGCCATCACCTTTACGCACCTTACCAGCTTTTTCAGCTCTATTACGAGCTGTATTTCGAGAAGCTCTATTCTTTTTTTGTTTCTCTGATGAATGATAATTCTGGTATTCTTTTTTAAAATTTCTAGGCATAATTATTTCATTGATTTAGTGCCTCTGCACTTCCATCTCTGGCGTGAAAGCGTATTAGCGCATGGTGGATTTTTACATTTCTTTATCCCTGCTGATCTTGCACAGTAAGCATCACCTTTAGCCGTACCTGGCTGTGGTGTCTTACCAGCTTGCCCATAAGATACTTTTTTACCGTTTACTTTTTTTGCTACTGCTTTTCCTTTACGTGGTTTCATGTTTTACTCCTGCTTGTATCCCTGTAATCAAGTCAAGCATTATAGTTGCGACTTCTGCTGTTAAAGGATTATTTGCATCATCACGATCTTGTTCTATGACTGTTTTTAATGACTCTAATTCAGTCCAATCTACCATTGACTCTTTAGTAAAAAATGCTTGTAAGGTTGGACTTTCTTTAATCCATAAATCAACTGTATGTCTATGAGCTAATAGATGTCTAGTTGCAATTTCTAAAGGGTTAATTTTAATTGTATCTGGAAGCTCTGGGGGTTCTTCAATTATTGCTGGTGGTTCCACCCACATATTCTTTTCATTATCCCATTTACCTTTAAGGTTATCTACTACGTAATCGTCAATTATTGCCATTAGAAAGGACTCCCTGTAATTGTTTGTATTGGATTTAATGATATGTAAGTTGATCCTACTGTACTTGTACCAGCATTATAACCTGCTTGAGATTGACCAGAAGGGCCACCAACACCACCAGTACCAGGAGTACCTGCAGTACCAGGAGTACCTGCATTAGCAGTAATGGTTCCTGACACAATTAAAGTTTTTGCTTTTAAAAATACAAATCCTGTGCTACCGCCATTACCACCTGCGCCAGCACCACCGCCACCACCAGGGTAATAAGCATTAGCACCATTACCACCATTACCACCGTTTCCACCGTTTCCACCAGAAACATCAATAACACCTGATGAGTGATTTATAGTATTACCTAAACCTATAAAAATACCACCTTGTACGCCTCTACCGCCAGCACCGCCACCGCCGCCGCCGCCCCCAACAGTACTATTAGCATCAACACCACCATTACCACCATTATCAGCGTTAGTGCCACTACTACCAGTCAAAGTAATATTAGAAGATATATTAATTGTATTTGCTATAACTATTAAACAACCAGGTACTTTACCAGTAACTCCATTTATTCCAGCTACGCCGCCAGCTGATTGTATAAAACCATTATTAACATGAAGTCCGCCACCGCCACCGCCACCGCTAATACTGTTACCGCCACCGCCACTGTAGCCAGTATTACCACCGCCACCGCCACCGCTACCAGCATTGCCACCAGCACCACCAGCACCACCGACAACAGCATTGCCACCAGCACCACCACCACCAGTAGCACTAGTACCAGTAGCATTTTCACCATCACTATTTGCAATACCTAAACCATCTGTTCCAGATGTTTTTGGGTATCCATCACCTATAGTTACAGGATCTCCTAATGCACCAATAATCCCATTACCACCGCAAGTAAAAGTACCTGCACAACGAATTATGGTAAGTCCAGGATTTACAGTCATTTGATGTCCTGTTGATATAGTAAAATTGTTATACTCATAAATTCCAACACTTTGAGTGAAACTACTAGAACTGACAAAATCTAGCCCATTACTTATCGGTAAAAACAATGGAATATCAAAAGATGGATATGGATTACTACTACTCAATGTAAAATATTTAGTGCCACCTGCTATTGTACCTAAAGAACTTGCTAATCTATTACTCATAACCTATACCACCCTAAAGATGTGTCATATATCAAATACAATGAATAAAAATTATTCAAAACCTCTGGTGCAATAGCCGTTGCCGTCCCACCCTGTATATTATGATTAGCTGACACTAAATTAAAAACATTTCCATTATTTACAAAATCTTCTAAATAATTAACGAAACCTACTACCTGACCATTAACTGGATTAGCAGGTAATGTAGCCGTTACGTTTCCAGTTGCACCACTTACGTAATAAAAAGTATTTGTAACCACTGTAAAATCAGTAGTCTTAATACCACCATCAATAAGCGTAAAACTTGTTCCTACTATACTTGCAATAGCAGTATCTACTTGATTTTTAGTATACAGCTCATTATTAGCCGTTGCAGATGTCTTATACAACTTACCTGTTCCATCAGGAATTAAAATTAAGTTACCATTAGTTGTATAACTTCTAACTGTATTCGTTTTTAAACCATTACTAAAATTTGTGTTTACTGCAAAAGTTGATTCTACGCCTAATTGTGGACTTTGATCTATTGAAAATTGAGTTAAAGTTTGTATAAATGAAAGATAAGTAGCGAAGTTTTGATTAACTAAATCTGCGTCAACACGATTACCTGCACCATTAGTAAATGTCAATATATCAGTTGATTCAATTGTTTGCAGATCACTTTTAGTTACTACCATCTTATTCTTACTTTATCACAAATTTAGTTTAAGCTTTCTCTTTCTTTTTCGCCTAGATGGGCCACTAATATTAGCAAGACTGCTAACATTTACATTTTCACCATACTTATCTTCTAATCGCTTACCTCTACCAAGCCTAAAATATAAATCTTTACCTACACCTGAAATATAGCGCATTGATTTTGAGTCTATGCCAATTACAGGCATACGATCCCACTTTGTATCACCTTCAATTGTTGAACCTAATACTTCACCAGTATCATCAAGCACATCAAAAATTATTTGCATAGATGGTGGTAAAACAATAGATTTTGCAAAATCTCCAACTCTAGTACCTAATTCTTTATCACCCCTTCTTAATTTATCGAAATTATATCTATTAGTAAAAGTCAATGTTTGCAATAAAACTTCTATAGGCATTTTTTCTACTTCTACATTACGGCCCATGAATACATCTTTAATGTAATTTGTTGCTGCATTAGTTATACCATAACTTGCCATGATCTTAATTAAATTACCGATTGCACGACCCTTGCTTGTTTTCATTTCATTCCAAACTTCTTTTCGCAATAAATCTAAATACCTTAAATTCCAAGACTTTAATGAATATATAAAACCTAAGTTTTTATTTCTTGCAACTGCAATTGGTAACTCAGAAAAAGTAATTGGCTGAAATTCTGCTAAATCATGAAATAAAGATTTTAATACATTTGGATCATCTGACTTACCCTGATAAATTGCTTCTAAAAATTCTTGAGTATTATCACCAAACATTATTTCTTTTTCTTTGATGAATTTTTGAAAATCTTTATTAGATGGATCTTTTATCCCTTTCTCCACAAGGTTTTCGTACTTTTTAAAAGTTGCTCCCAACATATTTTCTTTTTGAAATGCGTCAATTGTTTTAAATCCAGTCGCCTCAAAAATCTTTTTATTGAATTTTTCAAAACGACCTGTGCTGTATGGATCGGTACTCATATCTTTTTGAATATCATTTAAACCAATTTTTGCTAATAAACTTCCATCTTTACTATACAAGTTACCTGCTGAGTCAAACATAGTCCCTGTTGTTCTAGCAAGGCCATTGTTATATAGGCTCATAGACACATCTGCGAACTGCGTTATACTTGCAGATGGATTTGCTAAGAAACCTGTATAAGACAACTGTTTTAAAAAATTCGCAACTGGATTTATCATTTTACGACTATTGTATAAATAGTCTTGGTAATACTGTTTAATTAGTTTAAATTCTTGTTCGCTAATTTGACCTGATTCTAATTTATCTTCAAAACCACGATCACGTAATACTTTACCAATCATTTCATCTTGTGATTCTATTTGCTGTCTGTTAGGCTTACCTCGCAACTCTTTTAAATAACCATCTGGTAATTTCCCTAATAGTTTATTGTCTTCAATTTGATTGATTGCTCTATAAATATATTTATTAAAAGCTGTTTCAAAATCGTCATAATATTCTGATAACGATTCCATTTTGTCAATTGTTCTTTTTGCTTTAAAAGGATTTTGCCCAGCTCTTTGTGCGTCTGAAATAAATTTTGTCAAAACTCTATTTTTTTCATCTTCACCTAGATGTTTTTTATTTTTCAAACCAAGTCGTTTAGCTTCTTTACTTAAAGCTAATTCATAGTCTTTTTTAAAAGTTCTACCTAATTTCTCTTTTAAAGCGTCAACACTTCTAATGGATCTTGGCCAATAGTTTTCTAACCAATTAACTGCTGTCCCTGACTTGTTTAGCTCAAAGTGCATTACTTCTAAAAGATTGAAAGTATCTTCTAATCCTTCAAGTGCATTACGAGCTGCTGTTAATGATTCATTATCACCCATAACTGAATATGTTTGTATTCTTTTTTCTAATATATCTCTTACTACTTGTGGGTTTCTATCTTGTAATGAAGTATTAATTGACATAAAGTCAGGTGTATCTTTCTTGATAATTTTTTTTATATTGTCAAAAAACTTAAATGATATATCACTTGCAGCTTTTACTTTTGCAAGTTTATTAAAATCTGCATTTCTTAATGTAACAACAACTTCTGGTGCAAATTCACCAATGAGGCCAGCGTAAGTACGATAACCTAAAACGTCCATTGATGATAAAGTTCTTTCAAAATTAGATATTTTTTCTATTACTGGCGCAATTAAATCAGCCGCAAACTCAGGGCCATTTTCTTCAATTAATTCATGGAAACGCACATTACGATTGTCTTTCTCTGGTTCAAACGCTTTTGAATTTTCATATAATACGGCAATATCATCTGATATTTGAGCTTTAACAGTTTGCGTTTTACCATAAAGTTTTTGGTGCATGTCAATAATATTTTGCGTTTTTTCTGGCGTGTAATTTGGTTGACGATATATACCAGTTCCAGCTTCTTCGTATGCACCAGTTTGTTCTTTTATATTTTTAAGTCTTTGGTATCCTTGTTTATTTAAACTTTCATCACCAATAACCAATCTTTCATCTGGTAGCATTTCTGGTTGCATACCTAAATGCCTGTCAAGATCACTGATTGGGCCTTCTTTAGACCTTAAATTTTCTTTTATAGATAATTTAAAATTTTCGTCAAGGTTTTTTAAATTTAATTCTTTTAAAACTTTTTTTGCTTTTGCAACATCTCTAGGTCTTTTTTGTTTAGGTTGAATCCCATATAAATCTCTTGCTTCTACCTCATCACGAGTATAAGTAGGTTTTCTAAATAAAGGCTCTAAAGCTTCTTCTATTGTTATATCATCTGCTGGTACTGTTTCTACACCTACAACTGGATCAAATAAACTAACTTGTTGATTAATTTCGGTTGCACCTGTTTCATCTCTATCTGGAAAAATTTGACCTTCTACATTTTCTTCTACTTTTTGTTCTTGTATTTTAATTGCGTCATCTTTTGGTTTTGTTTGGAAAAAAGCATTTTTACGTTTAGTATAAGCAACTGATTCTGCCCATTGTTCTTTAGTTGTATTTTTTAAAACTTCTTCAATAGCCTGTTTCTCTGCCTCAACAGCCTGGTTGTATGCAAGTCTTCTACCAGATGCAGCTAACATTGCGCCACCAGCAGATGTAAACATTCCAAATACACCACCAATTAAACCTGCAAGTGTTAAATTATAACCAAATCTTCCAATATCAAAATTGCCATCATCATCAATTGCGTCATTAATTGCAAATGGTATTTCAGCTAATAAATTACTTCCACCACCTACAGTTATTCCACCTAGAAGTCTTGCAAGAATTTGTTTTCCTATAAGTGTTTTTCCTAATGGGCCAAGTGCTTTTGCAATACCGCCCATATAAGCTTCACCACTAAACAAAGGGCCAAGTATAGGAACAGCACTAAAAGCAGCACCAGCACCTAATCCACCAAAAATTGCACCTACATAAGTTAATGGATTTTTTTTACCCCATTCTACTATATCACCATCAAATGTTTGCTTTCTCCATTCGTGAGTTCTATCGTCAATATTAAAAACACCTTTGTCATCTACAAAGTGTTTTGTTATATCCATTTCTTTTAAAGACTTTCTAAAATTAGCTATATATTCATCAGGATCTATTTCCGTTTTATCAAGTTCATACCCTTTTGCATGATTTTCTGCTAACGCTTCATTATATTTTCCTATTACGCTTTTAATTCCATATTGCTCAATTCCAAGTTGTCCTAAACGAGTAGCCGCACCTGCGATTGCTTCTCCTGATGCAATTGCAGTTTGTATTCCACCAACACCAATTGCTTTTAGATCAGGCGTAATATCAAATTCTTTTTCAAATGGATTAATTTTATTTATTAGAATATCTTTAATATCATCTCCAAAAACTGTTCCAAGTCCAATATCTTTTGCAACTTCAATTGCTTTTGGTGTTAAATTTTCAACTGAGTGTTCTCTATACCCTGTTATAGATGGCATAGTTTTAAGTTTTTCAGTTTCTTCTGGTGTTGGGTTTCCGATCAAAATTTTTCCTTATCGTAAATCGTATATATCCTCATCACGCCAAATGCCAGCTTTCTTACCACTAGGAATTGGCTTGTGCATTAATGGATTTTTACCTTGCACAATATCCATAATAATTTGCCTTTCTGCTTGTGGAGAAAATCTTTCAACTTTATATAAAGATCTAAAATTTGCAAATGGATCTTTTCCATCTTTTGTATTTAGCAATTGACCATAATTTGGTTGATTTTCAAGTTGACCTTTTAATCTAAAAAAATCTTCTTGTTGCTGACGTTCTATTTGCGCTTTTAACATCATTTGTCCAAAGTTTGATAAATCACCTGTTTCTGAATCAACCATTCCTGCAATTAAACCAACTGGATCATCAGCTGTAATACCAGCTCTTAAATTTTGAGGATCTATACTACCACTTGTTTTGTAACCAATTATTTCTCTAATTGAATCTTTTAAAGTTTCGGCTTTTTGTTCTTTCTTTTTCTTTTCAAGATACTCCTCATATTTTTTACCACCAAGAGAAAGTCCCTCTCCAATTGCTGCTAATATTCCACCACTTTTTCTTGCCATAATTAATACCCTAATACTCTATTTTCTGTTAAAACACCTGCTCCGTATTTACCAGCTTGTGAATAATAATTAGCACCAGCCCCAGCTGCACCAATAGCGATTTGTGCTGCTTGTGCTTGCGACATACCACCATAACGACTAGGATCTATATAAGTATTTTGTAATTCAGTTACACCGCCAGTTCCTAAAGTACCAACAGCTCCTAAAGCACTTTGTACTCTTTGCGCTCTACGTTGCGCTCTTGCATTTAAAATATTTTGTCTCATTTGTGCTTCACCTGTCATAATGTCTTGCACGTTTCTACTGTAAGGATCATAAGCTCCTTCTTGTAAATTACGACCTGCTAAATTACTAGATGTAAAACCACGTCCTTGCAAATTACCAATTACAGATTGAACTCTATTTCTAAAGTCTTCTGTTGCACCACGCATACGCTGTTGACTAACTGTGTCTATATCAGCTAAATCTTGTTGTGTTAATCCCTCTACTCCAGCTGCACTAATTTCACCTGCTAAAATATCTCTAACATCACCCCTGAAACCTATTCCAGCTGCAACATCTTGTGCAACTGCTGGAGTTACTGCACCAATAGCAGCTGTAGTATCTTTAGCTGCACTTGTTGGAGTTACTTCTGGTACTGAATTTTCTTCTGCTGTTTTTGCTTCTTCTTCTGTTGCTTTTTCTGCTGCTTGTGCTTCTTGGATTTTTTGTTTTAAAAGTTGATTTCTTTTTTTAAATTGTTTTTCACCAAGATCACCATAATCTATCTCTAAACCTAGTTTTTCTGCTTGTTTAGTTAAATCAGCATATTGCGCTTTTCTTTTTTTTCTTCTTCTTCTTTGTACGTCTGTTAAAGCCATCTTACTTAACCCCTTTGTCCTAATGCTGTTTTTAATAAAGCTTCTGGGTCAATGTTACTTTCATATAAGCGACCACCTTCTCTTGGCCCAAAATAAAAACCTTCGTATGTAGGAACACCCTTGATACGACCTTTTCCTGCTGTTAAATTATATTCATCACCAGTATCTTTAATGTATTCTCTAAAACCTTTTTGTTTTTGTAATCGTTTATCTCTTTTAGCTCGTGAGCTTGCATAATCTTCTGAGAAACCTTCGGATAATAAATAATCTTCATAAGCTTTTCTAATATTCTTACTACGATTTTCTTGTGCAGAATCTCTACCGCCACCACGAAATTCATAATCCCCAATAGTTCCACCTTCTTGGAAAATATTTGAAGCTTGCCCATATTTTCTTCGCAAAAATCCTAATGCTCTTTGTAAATCGTCATAAGTTGTACCAACTGGATACTCTCTTTCTCCTATTTTAGAACCCATTTGGCCTGCTACTTGAATTGCTGCCGCTATTACTTGTGGGGGGATTGCCATAATTTTCTCCTCTTTATTAGTTTATCACTATTTTCCTAATGGCTTTACATCAAAAACAATCGCACTGATAAGAAAATCATCTACGTCTGACTCATTTTCTAAGCTCATTTTCAATATTCTTCCTATCGGATTAATTGGTTGATAAGTATATTCACGAAATGGTAATCCTGCGCCAGATTGAAAATTACTGATACCAAACTCTGCTGTTCCAAAATCTGAATCAGGTTCAGATAGAATTTTTAGTTCCTTAACGCCCGATCTACCATCTTCCCATAAATGACGGATAGTGATTTTTGCTCCATTTGTACTTCTTGCAAATACACGAATCCTAGTTATTTCTTTTTTTAAACTAGAATCTCCAAAGTTTAAAGTAGCTAATTGATAACTAAATTTTATTTCTTCTCCATCAAAACTTGTACCTACATTTGTTAGCAAAAATCTATTTGGAGTTACTAAAATCATTCGATTAGTATTCCTGTCAATTAAACCACCTCGCAATAAAAAAGAATCACCTAACTCTCTATTACGACTCCATATTGGGCCTTGCTCATCTACGCTATCACTATAATTTAAAATTAAATCAATATCTGCATAGCGTTTAGTGTTTGTAGATGGCACGAAAAAATGCAACTCACCACGTAGTTGATAATTAATTAAACGACCACGCTTTAATGTTTCATTGTTTAATGTCGATAAAAAAGGAAAAATCTTTGAGGATAATCCTAATGGTTTTACATCTTGAAAATTGTCCGTTAATGAAAGCTGGTATACTCTACCCCTATTACCAACAAAATAATGGTCGTTATCACCCTTTGGTGCAATTAAATTTTTATGCAAACCGCCTATCTCTGTGTTTAATGTATTAAAAGAAAAATGTGGTTGAGGGTATGAAGTCCCTGGTGGATTTTGACCACTTAATAAAATGATTTCAGTATCACAATAAACTACTAAAAATTTATTATTAACTACCTTCATTGCAGTAATTGGTCTAGTAGATGGAATATCAACGAAAAACGCAATGTCAAAATCTACTGGATTGTTGTCGCTAAAATTCGTAACATCTCCAATCTTACTAGCATAAATTCTTCTTGGATTAGTTTTATCACCAGCTAAAAAAACTCTATTAGCAAAAAATGCTGCAATGCTAGGAATACCAATATCGGTAACTGCTGGATTAGCCGCTACTGATAAAGAACTTTCATCTAAGTTACCAACTGCGTTATTATTAGCTGTGTAACTAGGTGGCCAGGGAACTTCTGTTACTGTTTGACCTAAAATGTATTTTGGATTGTTTACTCCATCTACAAAAAAATAACCACCGTTTGCTTCTGCACCATGCGGATCACCCTTGCTGTGTAAGTTGTCTATTACAACCTCTTGGTTTCCGTTAATGGGATCAGTTAAAAAAATGTTTGGGTATGCAACTGTAATATATCTATATTTAAAAAAATCATCTGTGTAATTATCAACAAATGAAGTATTCATATCATCTCCATAAGAACCAAATAAAGATGAATAACCAGATACTTTCTGTAACCCTGTTGCTCTAACAATTTCAAAGTTTTGAGCCCTGGGTGTTTGGTTTATTGGTAACTTAATTTCATCATCAACTAAATTTAAACCACCACCAAAATCTGCAATCTCTAAACCAGGAGTATTAAGTACCATTATACTCTCCTATCCACTGTTCTACGCATTCTAAACAATCGCTTACCTTTTGCTTTTTGATTAAATTTATTTCTGTCTATTGCCTTGTTTAAAGACAATTTGTAATCGTTGTCCCAAAATTGACGCCATTCAGGATCACCTTCTGCTCTCCTTAAATACGCATAAATACCTGTAACTATTGCTTCATGGAAATCAATAGGCTCTGTTACATTTGCTGTTAATGTCGCTAATGTTAAACGACTTAATTGTGTTTGATAAAAAACTTTTAAAGTGTACGCATCATCTGGAACAGGGATTAATTTAACCGCTCCTTGATGGATATAGTAATAAAGAGGCTTACCGCTATTTGGATAAGCAAACTCTAGTTCTTTTGCTTTTGGTAATGTAACTTGGTCTAACTTTAAATACTCAGTGCTACTCACTAAACGCATTTCACGTATCATTTGTGGGTTCCAAGCATTATCACCATCTGGAGACAACAATATATTATCACCAGATGTAGTAACAATGTCTTGCACTGGTTCTGAAAAATCTAAATCAACCGAAGATGATCTGATGTTTTGAATTACTCGATTTACTGCTTGTGAGCCAATTACAGCTTCCCCATTTGTTATTAATAACTCATTTACGTTAAGATTTAAAAACTTTTGTAAACCTCTAGCCTCATTCAATAAATCAAGATACGTTACCAATGCACTTCTCCTAAGTTTTTAATACAAGTTTATTTAGATCATCTTTTTTCTTTGTAGATGGCTTTGATAAACCCTTTTCGCTAATATCACCTAGCTTCATTCTTTGATCGTAAGCTTGCATTAAAATTTCATATTCTTCTTCTGTAAGCTTTTTCTCATCTGAAAGTTCTACTTTACTCTCTTTTAAAGCAGCTTCAAAAACTCCTGCTGACTTTAATCTCTTTAAAATAAGCACTGGTAGATGCCAACCAGATTTTGTTCCCATTGTCTTTATTTCAATGTCTTCAATCGCTGGCTCATAATAGATTAATTTTGTTTCTTCATTTTGATTTTGAAAAAAGAAATCTACTACTCTGTTTTGATCTTCCTCACTCATTCTATTTAAAGGAACACGATAAACAGGTGTGTCTAACCAATGTCTTTGTTTTTGATTTGGCGTTCCACGCATTACTGTTTCCTGAAATTCAGGGCTGCGTGGGTTAAAATCACAAGTTGATCCAAATGCTAACTTTAACGACTTTAACCCATTACCCTTTTGAATAATAATTCCTTCTTTATCCCTAACTGTTGGCACAACATCAAAATCAGTTGTTAAACCACCATATTTTGTTACAAACGGCATATCCTTTCTTCTCCTTTCTTTTCCTATAAACTAAGGATATTTATAGTCTTACTAAGTTTGTTCTGTGTCCTAAAATCCACGGTGCTTTAACACATAACGAGAATGTTGTTGCAAACATTTTTTTAGTGTTATCACCACCTGGTAATTCAGGCTGTTCTTCTGCTAAACGCATAACTTTAGCTTCAATATATTCCTTCTTAGGAACATAAATTACTTCGTTATCCGCTACACCGTCTGATAAATAGAAGCTTACTAATACTCCGTCCGCAATTACTTGAGTAACGAATGTACCAAACTTACCATTTTCTTGTGCTGAAAGTGCTTTGTCGTCTCTTTCTAATCTTGCAAGCTTATTGATATCACCTAAAGTTGCTGGCGAAATATAAGCATCACAAGTGTCTCCACCGTAACTTCTTTCCATTGCACTCGGATTTGTAAATGCACCTCTGTCTCTTAAGTTACCCATATCAGTAATTAAAGTAGACTCAGTTAAAGCTGCTGAACCACTTGATATTGTGTAACCACCACCTGATGAAATGAATGATACAAGTCCACCAGCTTGTGCGCCAGTACCAGCCGTTCTTGTGAAACCAGCTCCAGATTTAGGATTTGCACCCTCTATTCTTGAATCTTTTAATAATCCACGTTCCATGTTTCTGATAACTGTTGGATATAAGTTTTCAAGTTGACGAGAAAATGATAATTCGTTTTCACCGAAACTTTCAAATGAACCATCTGCAATTGGGTTAGCAATTTTAAGCGTATGACTGAAACTTGTAATAAAGTTATAGTCAGTTGTTGCAGTTGAAATATCATTTTGTGAACCAAAATCATCACCAATATCACCACGTCTTGAAATAAATAATTTAGTTCCAGCCGCTAAATTTGTATCTGTACCACTAGCTACCGATACTGTTAATACTGTGAATGTTCCATTTACAGCAGTTACATTGAATCTTAAACCACCATCTTGTGTTACTAGTTGAGAAACATTAGCTTTGATTTCAGTATCGAATGGGCTATAGTTACTAGGAGCAGTTACACTGATTGTAGCGTCTGACGCTGTGTAATTACTACTGATTGTTACAGTTCCTTGCGAAATTGCTTGTTGGAACCATTGCATTTTAGAATTGTACTTTGACACACCCTTCATGTGGTTCATTAAGAAGGGAGCGTAGACCCTACTAGAACGCACTATGTCAGGATAAACGTATTCTTTATTCAATAAAGAATCATTGTATGTTAAAGCACCCGAATTAGGATTTGCCATATCTATTTGTCCTTTTATATTTGTTGCTCATGCTTAATACATAAACAACCTACTACTGTATTAGCGTATCACCAAACGAATAATATCGCTATCTTTTTAGTTGTCTTATCAACTTTTGCATTTCATTAGCGTCTACAGCAGTTAATTTTCCTTGTTCTCGCTTCTCTTGATATGCCTTCATTTGCTTATCAAAATCACTAGCCTTTACAGGCGTACTTGGATTTGTAGCTGCACCAGCTACAGAAGTTTCTGCTACCTTCGCTTTTGCAATCGTTGATTTACCACTAAAACCTTCTAACATTGGCTTAAATCCCCTCCAATGTTCTTTTTTAATTCTCTCTACATCTTTAGGTTTAAGATACTCTTTTCCCTTCTGTAAACGCTCGTTATATGCCAAGTTAGTAAACATTTGCTCACTGTAACTTAACAACATTTTTCCCTGTGCGCTATTTACATCTACACCTAATTTCTTGATTTGAGATTGTACTTGATTTAAGTATTCCATTGATTTATTTGTAGAAGTTTGTACCTCTTTATCTGCTTGCTGTTGATACATTATGCTCTGGTATAACCTTTCTATATCTTCTTTTGTTGCAGTATTATCAACTTTTGTTTCTTTTGTTTCTTTTGTTTCTTTTGTTTTATTTAATTCAGCACGAATCATCTCACGCATTGCTTCAATGGTTCTTGCTGTACCAGATTGACCATCATCATCATCATCATCATCATCATCATCTAAATCAACAAGATCATCAATCTTAATTGGTTCTTCTGATGTTTCTTCCTCTACAGGCTGCTCATCTACAGGCTGTTCCTCAGTTTCTATCGGCTGTTCTGTTACTTCTTTTATGTCTTCTGTCATGTCCTATCCTTTTATAGACTAACGTCTTCTTGTTCTTTCAATCTTGCTAATCTAGCAAAAACATCTGCCTTTCCCTGGCGATAAAATGCTTCCCTCGCTAACTGATTGTCAGTTACCATCTTGTTAAATCTGTTCTTTGGAATCGTTGACTCAGCGTCTACATACGCTAATATGAAATTCCATTGCTCAGGGCATTTGTTCTCTATATAAGTAATGCAATCATTTAACTTTACATCATATAAATTATCGTCTTCTTTTCGGTGATATCTCACTTGTTTTCCGTGTCTAGCCATTTTTTCCTCTCCTATCCAAATTTAGGCGGCTGACTACCTGGATTTTGCAACATCACTTGCTCTATTTGTTGTTGCCTCATCATAGCTGCCTCTGCCGCTGCTTTCATTTTCTGCTTATCAGTTGAATCACGAGTTACATCACCCAACATAAAGTTAGTAGTCTTCGTAAAAGACTTAATTAGTTTTTCAGGATCTAGTTCTTGTTGAGCCTCTGGCCCTAATGCACTTATAAATGCAGTCCACTCTTTTAAGAACTGTCTTGTGTAATCTTTTGCTACTGTTGTTCTTGCTCCTGTAGCAACAATATCACTATCCTTGATTGGATATGCCATCATCTCGTAATACAGTGTTAGAGAAGGTTCTGGGATATCTGGTAAGTCCTCTAGTTGTAATTGCTTCTTCTCAGCGTCTACCTCTAGTTGCTGTGCCTCTTGCATCATTTGTTGCTTTTGTTGAAGCATTTGATCGTAATACATTTGCTCCATTTGATCTTGCTCTTGTTGACTCGGTGTTACTGCACCTGTCTGTGGATCAATAGCTACTGGACTTGCAGGTGGTGGTGGAATATCAGCCTGCACTGCTTGTTGAATCTCTTGAATACGCTGTAATGTACTCGCTATATCTTTCTTGATTAAATCGTTCTCTACTTGCCTTGCCTTGTAATCATTGTAAAAGTTTTCGTACAATTCTTCGATATTTGAAAAATCTAATATTTTTTGAAATAACTCGTTTTCCTCTAATATAGTCTCTAAGGCATCTCCAGCTAAATCTACACTTTCTTCTAATGCACTCTCTACCTGTACTCGCAATTGCTCTTGCTGACCTTGAATACGCAAAACATAACTCGGTGTTAATAAATCAGTGTCAATGTGATCTACGAACTCACCAACATTTAAACCACCAGCACTTACAGCTTCTCGTACCTCACTTGCACTCGTTCTACTACTAGTAATACCAGCTAATTGTGCTTTCGATAATCCTGAACCACTCTCTACACTGTTAGTTACATAACTATTAACCTTTATGAATTGATCCAATACTTGGTAATATTCAGGTGGGATTATTGCCCTAACATTGAAACCACGATACATTGCACCTGGAACTAAATCCTCTGGTGGCGTTTGATCGTACTCTGCGTCTGGACTTCGCACTAACTCTAATGGTGGATCCTCTAATAAACTCGTTACCCTACCCATTGCACTAAATTGCTGATTTAATAACATTTGATGAGATAAAAATGGAATCAACATTCCTTGATGGAAAAATACTCCTGGTAATGTTGTACCAGCAGAAGCTAATAATATTCCATGATCGAACTCTTTTACATCTACCTCTATCTTTAAAATTAAATTACCGTCCGCATTATCAGGTAAATCTAACTCTACGTCATCTAATAACTCAGGCTGATATGCAAGCGTTATATACACGTTCTCCGCTACAAATGGCTCCTCGCCATCTTTACCCTTTAAATAAATAGATGGAATGTAAATGTCGTAATTACGAACACAACCATAAGGAACTTCGTAATCTAAATCTTCTTGCTTCTTCGTAGATCCTCGCTCTAAAAAATTACTGCTATCACTCTTAGCTCGTAATTGTGATGGAACAATCGCTGAAATGTACTCCTGGTCTAGATCCTCACGCTTTAACATTTTTGTGTATGGAACATCATAACGAACAATTAAATTACTCTGTTGCCATAAGTTTGTTGATGGATATACACTGATGTTACGAATACCTGGAAACTTTATGTCCATGTAATGATCGCTAGTGTTGTAATAATGAACACAACCAGTGTTACCATAAGCAATACACTCAGCTAAACCAATTGAATACTTCTTCTTAAAACCAAAACGATAATTCTCAGTGTTGATTACATTCTTCCATGCCTCGTTTGCATGTGGTAAAAAATCATGCAAACCCCTACGCCTGAAATATGTAGAACTCTTACGCTTTATGTCCATCCACTCACCAGCTAATGGAAAACATGCGTTCTTCGATAATACTACCCAACTGCGATACAACTTTAATAATAATGGCTCGTATAAACTACTAAACTCATCAAATTCTTCTTCCTCGTCCCTTACAGTAGTGTTGTTGACATAATCACTATACTCGATCTCGTCATCTTGCTTAATCGCCCTGTCAACCGCCTCTCGCTTTGTGTCCTGCTCTTGATTATGACTCGTAATGTCCAATAATGGCGTTATGTAATCCATTAATGACTCTAATTGCTCACTACTTAATTTCCTTGAATCAATAATTGTTCCCATTATATCTTCCTGTTAGCTAATAATAAAACCGTTATATCAGTAAAACTCGTTGGCGTTCCTGCTACCGTATACTTTACTCGCACAAAAGTATTCACGTTCTTAAATCCTAAATCGAATTTTTGCTGCAATAAAACATTTGGACTCGAAGTCCCACCAACTACTTGCGTAAATTGACCCACCACACTACCACTAATAGGCACTAAATCTATAGTTCGTATTCGCTCTGGATCTGCAAAATCTCGCTGGTCTGACTCCTCAATTGATATATCTAATGTATCACCACTTACACCTGTCGTACTTGGCATTAACAACATTACCGATAAATCTCGCAAATCTTCCGTTGAATATGCCGTACCCGTAAATGTACCTGTAGCACTTGGGTTAACTCCGTTCAATATTGCATAATTTATATCACTCATAAAAAAAATAAGGCGGGCTGATTAACAGCCCTTCCTCTCCCACTAAATAGATGTGTCCGCTACTGGAACTATATAATCTAAATATACTACTAATGCACCTGCCGTTAAATCAGCCGTACCTACAGTTAATGAAGGTAAACGAATACCTGTCGTAATCTCACTTACATTAGCTGCCGCTCCGTCCTGTATACCGTCATGCGCTCCTGCTGTACCTGCTGTACCAATCGCTGTTGCAGCTAATAATCCTGCCGCATCATCAGTTGGAATGTTTAATGCAATTGTCGCTGAACCACCTGATGTGAACGCTGTCGTTACATAATATAAAGTCTTAACCACTACAGCATTTAATGGTAATGAATCACCACGCAATGATATCTCTCCCTGCGCTCCACCATCTGTTGCAAAATCATAATTTAAAACTGCCCTGCGAACTAATGTATGTGTCGCTCCATCTACTGCTATCCCTGAATCACCAGTGTTTGAATTAATAGTCGTTAAAACATAATTATCCGCACCTGCCGATAAAGATTTAGCAGAATCAGTAGCACCCACAATGTCAGTTACATTCGCACCTATATACTTTTGATCGTT